GCCGTCGCCTGCAACTCGCTCACGCGCCGCTGTGCGCCATGTGCCTCGCCCGCGGCGTCGTCACCCCGGCAACGCGCGTCGACCATGTCGTGGCGCACAAGGGGAACTGGAACTCGTTCGCGCTCGGCAAATTGCAATCGCTGTGCACGAACTGCCACGAGAGCCTCAAGCAGTCGGCCGAAAAACGCGGCTACTCGCGTGAGATCGGCGAGGACGGATGGCCGACCGATCCCCGGCACCCGGCAAATCAGGAGCGGCGATGACGGTAAAGGAACAACTGCAATCGCAAATCGACCGCTGCATTGCGGCGGCACAACAAGACGGCATTGCACTCGCCGACGCGCTCGAAGTCGTCAGCGACGCCTATTTTGCCCTGGTCGGCGATCGCTACCTTGCCGATCACTACGGCGGCGATGTTCCGCCGCGCCTTGAGGTCAGGGCGACACCGCTATGATCGTAACCTATGTCGGTTACACGTACCGGGACTCGACCGCTTACGTGACCGCCTCGATCGATGGCATCGTCGTGCCGGCGATCGCTATTCAGGGCGACACACCGCACGCCGCCGCTGTGCGCGAATGGATTGCTCAAGGCGGCATCGTTGCGCCAGCCGAGCAAGGCGCACCACAGGCGCCGGCCAATGATTAGCACTCGGGTTTTGTGTTTGGTAGATAGACGGAGGCCGCTATGGCTGCGCTCGCAATCTCACTGTTGTGGTTCCTGGTCTTTGCGATCATCTTTGCCGGTGTGGTCTATCTCGTGCTCTACGGGATCAAGAACTTCATCTCGCCCATTCCGCCCAAGGTCGAGCAAGGCGTGTGGTTTCTGGTTCTGTTGCTTGTCCTGATCGCACTGATCAGCACGCTCACCGGAACACACACGGCACTGCTCGAAGGCTTCGGGTTGCACAGGTGAACGATATCGACCGCATAGTCGCCGCGGTGCCGGAATCGTCGGACGGCTTCGACGCATCGCGTTCGTGCGTCAGATCGAGGACGTGTTTGCGGCGCCCGAGTTTGACGTCAGAAACCTTGTGGAATGAGGGGCGGCACCGTGGGGGGGTTCGGCAACACCCCGCCTTCGCCAAAGGGTGGGGGGGGACTGTTTTTTTGTGGAGGCCCCTGAAATTCCGGCGCCGCGCGCAACTCTTTTTTAAATTCCGCAAGTTTTTCAATAGCTTACAGCAAAAACATTTTTTTGCGTTCAAAATTCCTGCAATTCCCACGGTTTAACCCCGAATGACGGACGCACCGCAATGGCCGGCTGACAGCGTCGAGCGGCGCCCGCTCGCCGCGCTGATCCCGCACGCGCGCAACGCGCGAACGCATTCCGACGCGCAAATCAACCAGATCGCCGCCTCGATCCGCGAGTGGGGCTGGACGATGCCGGTGCTTGTCGATGAAGGCGGGACGATCATCGCTGGCCACGGGAGAGTGATGGCTGCGGCTCGGTTAGGGATAGGTGAGGCGCCGGTTATGGTGGCTCGCGGGTGGTCCGAACCGCAAAAGCGCGCCTACATGATCGCCGACAACAAGCTGTCGCTCAACGCCGGGTGGGACAGCGAACTGCTCGGCCTGGAGATCGCCGACATTGGATCGTTCGGCTTCGACCTGTCGCTGATGGGTTTCTCGAAGGATGAACTGACCAGGCTGTCGACGTCGGCGGGCCTTACCGATCCCGATTCCGTTCCCGCACCGCCTGCCGTGCCGGTATCGCGCCGCGGCGACGTGTGGACACTCGGGCGCCATCGGCTCGTGTGTGGTGACGCCACCGACGCCGACGATGCCGCGCTGGCGCTCGACGGCGCCGCGCCGAACCTGATGGTCACCGATCCGCCGTACGGCGTGAACTACGATCCGTCGTGGCGCGAGGGCATCGATGCCGGCTACGGCAAGCGCGCCACCGGCAAAGTCGAGAACGACGATCGGGTCGACTGGACCGACGCGTGGGCGCATTTTCACGGCGGCGTCGCCTATGTGTGGTTTTCCAGCCAGTATGCATCCACGGTGCAACAGAGTTTGGAAGCGCACCGCTTCGCGATCCGCAACGTGATCATTTGGGTGAAGCAGCACTTCGTTCTGTCGCGCGGCGATTACCACTGGCAGCACGAGCCTTGCTGGTACGCGATCCGCGACGGGCACCGCAGCGACTGGACCGGCGATCGCAAGCAGTCGACGGTGTGGGAAATCAAGAACAACAATTCATTCGGCAACGCCGGCAAGGAGCAAGTGTTCGGCCACGGCACGCAAAAGCCGATCGAGTGCATGCGCCGGCCGATCGAGAACAACTCGCACGCCGACGACGCGATCTATGACCCGTTCGTCGGCACCGGCACCACGATCATCGCCGCCGAAATGATGGGCCGCGCGTGCCGCGCGATCGAAATCAACCCGCTCTATGTCGACGTTGCCGTTGCCCGCTGGGAGGCATTCACCGGCAACGCCGCATCGCGCGAAACCCAAGGAGAAGTAAATGGGACTACGAGGCCCCCCGCCGCAGCCGACCGTGCTCAAATTGTTACGCGGCAACCCCGGCAAGCGCGCGCTACCGAAAAACGAGATCCAGCCGGCGACGTTTGACGCGGTACCTGACGCGCCGGAATTCCTGGCGCCCTACGCCAAGGATGAATGGTATCGCATCGCCGAGGAACTGCACCGCACCGGTCTGTTCGCCCGCGTCGACATGAAACCGCTGTGCGCCTACTGCCAAAGCTATGCGCGCTGGCGGATGGCCGAGGAATCGCTCGCAAAGATGCGCGAGCTTGACCCGGTGACGTTCGGCCTGATGGTCAAAACCCGCAACGGCGTCGCCGTTCAGAACCCGCTTGTGCTGACCGCGGTCCGCGCCGCGGCGGACATGGTTCGCTATGCCTCCGAATTCGGATTCACCCCGGCCGCGCGCGCCAGGATCGCCGCCGGCTTCGCGGGTGGCGAAGCGCCGTCTAAGTTCGACGGCCTCCTCGCCGGCTGAAGTCAAGCGCACACCATACGGCAAGCTGCGCGCCAAGCGCGTCATTGCCTTCATTGAAAAGCTGACGGTCCCGAGCGGCGTCGGTCAGGGCAAGCCATTCAAGCTTGACGACTGGCAGAAATCTTTCATCAACGATATCTACCAGCCGCACATCGGAAAGCGTCGTGTCGTGCGCCGCGCCATTCTTTCGGTAGCGCGCAAGAACGGCAAGACCGGACTGATCGCCGGCCTGACGCTCGCGCATCTTGTCGGCCCCGAAGCGGAAGCCAACGGCGAGATTTACAGCGCCGCGAATGACCGCGATCAGGCGGCGATCGTTTTCAAGTTCGCGCGGCAAATCGTCGAGCTTGAGCCCGATCTCCGCAGGAAAGTCGACGTCATCCCCTCGACCAAGACGATGATCGGTCGCCCGACCGGATCGGTGTATCGCGCGGTGTCGGCTGAGGCCGGCACCAAACACGGCTACTTGCCGTCCGTCGTCATTTACGACGAGCTTGCACAGGCCAGGAACCGCGAACTCTACGACGTGCTCGATACGTCGTTCGGCGCGCGCCGCGAACCGCTGTTCATTGTCATCAGTACGCAGTCAAACGACCCCGAGCATATTCTGTCGAAGCTGATCGATGACGGGCTTTCCAAGACCGACCCGGCGATCGTCTGTCATCTCCATGCCGCCGACCCCGACTGCGAACTTGACGACGAGGAGCAGTGGTTCAAGGCGAACCCGGCGCTCGGTTCCTTTCGCGACCCTGACGATCTGATCGCTTCGATCCGCAAGGCGATCCGCATGCCCGCGGAGGAGCCAAAGGTCAGGAACTTGCTGCTTAACCAGCGCGTGGCGCCGATCGCCACGCTGATCGCGCGCGGCGAATGGATGGCTTGCACCAATATCCACGAGACGATCGCCGAGGGCGCCGAGATTTATGCGGGCCTGGATTTGTCGTCAGTCAATGACTTGACGGCGCTCGTTGCGGTGTCGGCCGACGACCCGGCGATCGTCATGCCGTTTTTCTGGAAACCGGCCGACTGCCTTGCGCTGCACTCGGCGCGCGACTTCGGCACCGGCGATCGGCGTTACGTGCAATGGCATGAGGACGGCCATTTGCTCACAAGCCCCGGCCGCAGCATCGATCCGCATGTGGTGGCGCTTTTCATCGCGCACTTGAGCGAACGGTTCCGCATCAAGGGGCTTGCCTATGATCGCTGGCGCATGAACGACCTGTTGCGCGAATTCGATCGGATCGGCTTTCAAGCCTACCAGCACAAGGACGACGAGTCCGCGGCGCGCGGCGCCGGCTTGCGGCTGGTGCCATGGGGCCAGGGATTCAAGG